TATGGATATACCACTTGTGCCGGTCATCAAAACACTGTGCATAAGTGGTATATCCATACTTGTTTTTTAACTCTGCGTAGATGAACTTTTCGGCACAAAAGTCTGAACTAGAACGAAAACTGTAGCCAAATTCTTCACGCAGGATGTCGCACACAGTATCTTTGCCGTGTCGAGCGTTGCCAATAATCAGCAGTTTAGGAAGGGTCATTTGAGTGAGGTTACGTTAAGGTGATCTAGTGTGCGTTGTAGCATACCAATTTGTCTGCGGCAGTCTTCTAGTGCATGATGACTAGTAGGTGGGATGGGCTGATCAGGCCACAGGCTAAACACTGTGCGGCTGTCTCGAACCATGTAGTACTTCCAAGGTAAAGGCTTGTGATAGCTCTTGTAAGCATGTTCCAGAATGTTCATGTCGTATGTGGGACCTTGTGCCCAGATTCTGTTGGAGTGCCAAATTAGCCAACCTAGTCCGTCCAGGGCTTGATCTAAGGGAATACGGTCTTGTTCGTTGAACGCTTCGTCCCGCACCACAGCAGGTTGTGTGGCCCACCAATCAATTGTGCCTTGATCAATAGCGCGATCTTCTTGGCTTTCTAATGTGACTCTAGCATAGTAACTCTGGCCAGAGTGACCTTGGCCAAACGGGTCAAAGCTCTGGGCCGCAATAGTTAGTATTGTAGTGTCTGGGCCTGTTGCAAGCCCTTCTAAGTCGATCATCAAGTCCATGTGCTATTATAACACAAAACTTGTGTGTGTGCAATCTAGTGGTTAACCGATTACCCAGGTAAGCGGCTGGCTGGCATCCACATAGTTCTTGAGCTGTTCTTCTAATGCTGTAATTGCTTCTTTGGCTTCGGCTTTCATTGCGGCTCCGTTTAGGGTGCCACCGCCTTGTGGGCCTGCAATTGATCCAAACTTTTCACGGGCTTCACCAATGATCATTTTACAGTTGGCTACCATGTAGTCTTTGATCCATTGTGAGATTTGAAAGTCCTGTAGCAAGTTAATTTCGGGCTTTAGGTTGTAGCACCAAAGCAACACATTCTCGCCAGTGCCTTTTGGATCACGGATTAGTTGAATTTTCTTTGTGACCTGGTTGTAAGTATAGTTCATATAGCCACCAAACATCCGTGCGGCCAATTCAACATACTGTGAGTAGAAGTCGTATGTGGCAAGGCCGCCTGCTACGTTGAAGTTCATGAGATACACGTTGAGACTTGCCTGCGCAAACGGATCAAAGTTGCTGGCAAACGGACCTGTGGCGTCACCAAATGTTCTACGGATACCTGTCGTACACTTACTACTTCTTGTGGCAACTGATAGATGTTGACATCTTTGACTAGTTCCATAAAGCTGTAGCTTTCCTCATAGGCATTGCTGGCCCGTTGGCGGTAAGTGCCTAGTGTTTTTTGATAGGCCGCTTCGTAGTGAGCAGGATCCAACTCGATGTCAATGATCTGATCACCAAGTTGAAGCTTTACATATTCTACCAAGTTTTGCTTGAGTGTCTCAAGCGAGTTTTGTTGCTGTTCTGCCATTGGGGGACTCCGTCCCCTTTATTTACCAACTTTTAAGGATGATCAAGTTCTCTGTGCCACGTCCGTTAAACGGTGTTTCCGTAGTGGTCAAGTCCTTGTAGATCTTTCTTGCGGCTGGCTTGCCTGCGGCTCCCAGGGCTTTGATTATCTCTGCTGGTTTGCGCAGAGTTTTTTGCTGGCTGTCAACAGTACTAAACCCAATAATTGAGTTAGACTTTACAGTAAATGCCTGTGTGTGACTGTCAGCAACAAGGTGTATCAACTTGCGTTTTTTGGTGTCATACAACCAGGCTTCGGTTTTGTCCACAAGACTTGCGGCCGGTAGTCCTTTGAGTTTGAGCTCTGCAAATTCCATGATATGCTTGAACTTTGCGGCACGTTTCTCAGGTGGCACTGCCTTGACTTTTCGAGGCTTGCGTTCAACTTTTTTAATCTGTACATAAGCGCCACAGTCTGAAATCACAAGCTCACAGAACTTTACACAATTCTTTAACTGTATTTTGGACAGGTAGCCGTATCCCTGTACCAAATCTGCATCTTTGCCTGCTACTGCCTCATCAAACTCCACAAGTTTACGAGTCCAAATTTGTTTGATGTCGTTCACCATTTGTGGGGCAATGTTTAGACTGCGCATAAGCACCACGGGTTTATAGTCTGCGTTGAGTTTGGCACCACTTGAGATGAACTCATCAAACAATCCGTCTAACTCACCTGCACATTCTGATACCTTCTCTCGCAGGCGATCTTGGATGGTGATTTTTGGCACTGTATCCTCTACCGGGGTTTCTTCCGCAACTTCAGTTTGTTTGGATTCTAAAATTTCTTGTAGCAAGTTATCCAATTTGGTCTGTTCTTGATCTGTGAGATCTAGTCCCACCAAGCTCATGCGGCACAGCCAACCTGTTGTGAGTCGGATTGAGCTGTCTGGAATGCGTTTGAGTGTGCGCACGTCATCTTTGCGGCCATGTGCTTCCAAGTAAGCCACAATCATTTCACGTGCGTCTTTTTTGCCATAAAAGTAGTTGTACCAAGAGAACGCCTTGCTCAAAGCACTAAATCGATTATCTGTAGGCTGGCGGGTCCACATGGGTTCCATGCCTAGGGCATTGGTGTCTGCACTACGTGGGTTTAAGGGCTTGACGGGTTTTGTTGCGACTTTCATACGTTCTCCAAAAAAGCAATAATTGTAATTATAGCAGGGACTGATTTTTATGTCAATCCCGCTAAAAAGTGTTGTTTTTAGAACACAGTGCCTCGAAACTGCTCGTAATCGTAGAATGCTACTAAAGTACTATCTCGGAAGTAAACTGTAATGCCGCCCAGATCCTCGCGAGCATCCCACTTTGTCTGCTCCAAAATAACATTTGTTGCCCGCACCTCTAGCTCGTCCATCAAGTCCTCGCCTGTGTCCTTGTAGCTTTGCAGGGCTTCTGCCTCATAATCTAAAGTGTATACTTCAGTATTATTAATTTGTGCGCTTTGTACATCTGTTAGCATTGTGGCTCCCGTTGTTGTTAAGTGCTAATTATAGCAGTTTAGGAATATTCAGTCAACCAAAATACTATAAATAACATTATGCCACGCCTAAGCCTATACCGCCCCAATCGAACCCGCGACTACCAATTTTTGGATCGTACTATCCGAGAGATGTACACTGTTGGAGGGGTAGATATCTATGTTCACAAATACATGGGTCCAGAAACTGGCGGCGAAGACTCAGCATTTAGTGGCAACGCAGATGCCACACAACCTGTTTATGATGAACTCAGTCCACTAAACATCCAAGACTTGCTGTTGTTGGAGAATCGTGATAGAATCTACGATCAAGACATCTATGTCATGCGTGGTGTGTACAATGCTCAAGACGTGGACTTTGATTTGAGTCAGTTTGGACTGTTCCTAAACAACGATACCTTGTTTATCACATTCCACTACAACAACATGATCGATGTGTTTCAACGCAAACTCATGGTAGGCGATGTGCTGGAACTGCCCAACTTGAAAGATTACTATCCGTTGAATTCCAACATTCCCGAAGCTTTGCCCAAGTACTATGTGATTCAGGATGCGGCATTTGCCAGCGAAGGTTTCAGTCAAACTTGGTTGCCGCACTTGTGGCGTGTGAAAGCCACACCGTTGACCAATGCTCAAGAATACAAAGATATTCTTAAAAAGCCCATGGTCAAGTCTACCATCTGGGACAATGACAATTTCTATCCTGCTGGCGACATTGTAAACCAAGGTGATGTGTATTATCAGGCTAGAGTAAATGTGCCTGCTGGCACAGCCATAACCAACACCACATACTGGCGTGAGTATACTCCGGGCACAGAGAGCGAGTTGATGAGTACTAGATCCAAAGATCAGCAGATCAATGATGCTATTCTTGTACAAGCCGATGTGGAAGTTCCCAAGTCTGGATACGATGCAACCAAGATGTATGTGGTGCCAACTACCTTGGATGGACAACCTGCTAATCCTGTGGGGCTGACCACAGACGGTGCCACCACAGTAGACGGCACCGAAGGTGGTATGAACCTAACTCCAGACACCAATGGATACACTGCTGGATACTTGACTGGTGATGGCATCCCTCCTAATGGATTTCCAACCTCGGCTGGTGTTGCGTTCCCGGACAATCCATCTGTGGGAGATTATGCATTAAGATTGGATTACTTCCCTAATCGTTTGTTCCGTTATTCAGGCACACGCTGGACACGCATCGAAGACAATGTTCGCACTGATCTCAACAATGGCAGCAACAACAATACTTTACGCTCAGGCTTTGTGAACAATACATACACAGTAAAAACAACAGACATGGGCAATATCCCAAGTCGACAGAGCTTGAGTGAAATTCTCAAGCCCAGAGCAGACAACGGAGATGACAACGGCAACAAGCCGCCTAATCCGTACCCAGACACAAGACCTGGACAAAGATCGAGTTAAACAATGCAACAATTTTTTTACGACGAACAGATACGCAGATTCCTACTGCAATTTACTAGGATCTTTTCTGGATTCCAGGTTGAGTACGGACGTCAAGAAGGATCTGATGCGGCTGCCTTGCTAAGAGTTCCTGTACGGTATGGCGATGCCAGTCGTAATGCACAAACAATCATACAAGAAAACTCAGCTAACTTTTTGCCTGCCACCCCCATGATGACCTTTTACATTTCTGGGTTGGATTATGATCGTCCCAGAATGCAAGAGCCGTACCATGTGAGCAAACGCACCATTCGTCAACGCACCTACGATCCAGATACAGAAACTTATGAAACCACGCAGGGCAATGCATTCACTGTTGAACGCTTGATGCCTGTGCCTTACAAGTTAACCATTACTCTGGACATCTGGACCTCAAACACCAATCAGAAGTTTCAGATCCTGGAACAGATTCTCACACTGTTTAATCCTGCACTGGAAGTGCAAAGCACTGACAACTTCTTGGATTGGACGTCACTCAGTGTGGTTGAGCTTGAATCCACTCAATGGACCAGTCGTACTAT